GCTTCAGCGACTTCAATAAGACGTGCTGCTGTTCCTTGTTCTGCCATTACTTTACCTTGCTTCCAAATTTAGCCCAAACTCTTTCATGTAAAAAGTATCCAAGTGCTTCCCATCCAATATAAATAAGGGCGCCAAGGCTTGCATACTCCCATTCACGAGTAAATAAATAAATAACACCAGCAACTCCTACCAAATGAAAAGTTTCCCAACTTAATGTCTTTAGTAAAGTTTTTCTTGTAGAATCTTTTGACATTACTTATTCCAATCTGTATCAACTGGTTGTTCTTCTGGCATTGCTCCGTCTGGCTTAGAAAGTCTACGTGCTTTTGCTTCATCAATTTCTGACTCTAATTTTTTATCTGCCATTGTATTTTTGGCATCAACTTCTTTGTTTGCAATCTGTGCTGCCATAACATCTTTAGCACCAGATGATCCAATAAGAAGACCAGCAAGTGTTCCTGTAATAAATGTTGCTACGCTACCAAGAACATTAAAAAACATTTTATCGTTTTCTGATTGTCCTGTAATTGGTTGTGTAACAAATATAAGGGCATACATTATGCCTGTTGCAGTTATAAATAAAATTGATCCTAGTGTGATACCTAAGATAAACTTAAGTCTTGCATCTAACTCTTGAGGAGTTAATCTTTCTTTAGCCATTTTGTGTTCCCTCCACCTTTGGTTGTTCTGTTAAATCTTCTGGGCATGCCCCGTTAGCAGTACAAATTGGTGGTTTGCATTCTGCTGATTCCCAATTTTTTGGGTCTTGGCATGGATATCTATAGTGACCATCATATCCACAACCAGACAATCCTAGTGCTAGGATGCTTGATAGTAGGAGTATGCGTAGTTTTGACATACTCCCATTATACCAAACTTATTCGTCTTCTTTACGGATTCCTATGGTTGCAAACCATATGGCTACTGATGCTAGGGTTACATACCCAACCACCGTCTTTGCGCTACCCTCTAAAACCACCCATGCTACAAAGAAGCCAAGGAATGTAAAGTTTTCGTTTAGGGCTGCCATACCCCATTCTTTTAACTTTTTCATTTTATCTCCTTCTTCTAGGTGCAGTAGCAACAATTAATTGACCAGCAATTATTGTTACCACCACAATATCTTCTGCTTTTTCACGTTCTGGAATAGACATATCAGCACCCATGCTAAGCAAGGCTTTGCCTAACTCACATTTTTGCTCTTCTGTCAAACCTTCAATTGCTTCATCTGGATTAAAACAAGTGGCAACTGCATCTAATAATGCTGCTGGACTTTCTAGTACAAGCAATGCCGAAGCCACTTCTGCAGTAATAACCACAGGATTACCGTTAGCATCTTCTCTTACCTCTACTGGTATTAATGGTGAAAGGTCACGATATTCAAGTCCCGCCGCTTCTATGGCTCCTGTTTCAACTGGAGCACCTTCTGCCGATGTTACTAAAACATCTGCAACTAAATCTTTTTCTGCTAAAGTAAACTTGCCGTCTTCGTTTAACGCTTCTGATAAGTTTACAACTTCTGCAGTTGTTATTTCTCCGTCTGCTGATAACATTTCTGTAATAAATTCTGCTTCCGCCTCTGTCAAACCACCCTCTGATAATGTTGATGAAACTTCTGCAGCAATTTCTTCAGATACTTCTCCGCCATTAGCAATTGCCTCTAAAACTTCGGTAACTTCAGAAGCATCTAAACCACTATCTGAAACTAAATTACTAACTATATCTTGTACTTCTTCTACGGATAAGGTATCATTATCTTGTGCAATTTCTTCAAAAGAATCCTGACTTTCTTCAAGAATATTTTCTAGTTCATCGTTGGATGAAGATTCATCAGATTCAGGTGTATCCGTTTCAGGAGATTCAGTTTCTTCGGAAGGCACTTCTTCAGCAGGAGTTTCTTCCACTGGCGTTTCCTCTGCAGGAGTTTCTTCTATCTCTGTACTCTCCTCTTCAATCGGAGTGGTCAAATCTGGTAAAGTTTGTTCAGGCGCATAAATAAAAGATGGTTGTGACGGAGCCTCAATAATTTCTTCTTCTGGTGCTGGTATAGAAATAACAACCTCTGTATATTCACTTACAGGTCCAGACCAGTTAGCAACTCTAACAGTATAGGTAGCACCTTCTGTCAAACCAGTTAGTTCTATAGATTCTGGAGCGCCGTCTGTATTATAAGTGCCACCCTCATATGGATTTTCTGCATCTGGGTCATCTGTTATTACTTGATAGAACCAAGTGTTTGCTGTGTATCCTTCTGGTAACTCTGGTGCAATAACAACTGTTGTTCCTTCAATCACTGGCTCTAATAATGTTGGTGCTGGAGTAGGAATATTATTATTAATAGCAGTGATTAATTCAGTTGCGTTAGTTGTCAATGTAGTTTGAAGAGTATTCTTTGTAGATACCGCTGAGTTTACGGTATTACTTAAAGATGTAGTATTAATAGCATTTATTGCTGATGTGTTTATAGTATTTTGAGAAACTACTGGTGTAAGACTTGAATTTAATTGGACAATAGTTGCATTTGCTGCATCTACGGCTGCCTGAACTGTTTCTGTGTTTGGATCTACATATGGAGTAAATGCTGCACCTTGACTTATTTGTCCAGCAAAACCTGATCCTACATTTGTATTTTCAATAGGAGTAATTGCTCCATTTGTCGTTTCTCTATAATTAAATCTTGCTTGATCTGGTATTGGACCTACAGCAGTTACATTTGCTATCCATGCTCCATCGTTTGGATTAACATCAGCATTAAATCTTACCTGTACCATTTGTGTAGAGGCATCTTGTTGAGGAAATGGTCTTAAGTCCCAAGCAATATCTAAACTTGTTCCAGTAGTCGCATATGTAATTCCAGTTCCTGTGCTCCAAGTAGTCCAGTCCCATCCAGCAATAGATACAGAAGGTGCGCCTGGAGTTGTATGATAAATCCATCCTTCATTTGTTCCAAATGTTATCGTTGCATTTGATCCAACAAATACATTATTATAAACAGTTCCACCCATTTGCATTCCGAACGGAAGATTCATTTGAACCCCAGCATCATCTACTCCAGCCAAAACATTTGTGCTAGTTCCAATAGTGGCTTGTAAATTGTTGACTGCTGTTTGAGCAGCATCAATAGCAAGGTTTGCTTGAGTTAATTCGGTTTGTGCGGTGGCTTGTGCTGTTGCTGCTGTTGTTTTTGCTGCAGTGGCTTCGGATATTTGTACCTGTGCAGTTGATGTGTCAATATTATTTATAGAGGTTTGGGCTGTGACAACAGTATCTTTAGCATCTTGAACTACCTGCGAACTTTGATCTATTGGTGTAACAGATAAATCTATAGCACTAATTGTGGCTGTGGCTGTGTCTACTAAGGCTACATTTGATTGTGCTATTGAGACTGTTGCGGTTAATGTTTCTACCGCTGCCTGAGCCTCTACCCTTTCAGCAACTGCTACTGCTATAGTGGCTGTGGCAGTATCCGTGGCTGCAATAGCCTGCTGAACCTCTGTAGTGGCTGTTGCAAGGGCTGTATTGACTGCCTGTTGAGCAGGGCTAACAACAACTTGTTCTTGATTTTCTGTAGCGTGAGCACGATCAGGAGCCATTATTCCAAAAATTGTTAAGCACAGTCCCACCCCAAAGGCTAATATTAGTCTTCGTTTGAGATTGGTCAATTGAGTGGTGGTCTCCTATGTGTAATTATATTAGTAATTATACCATTTTTATTCAATAAAAAAGAGGGTAGAAATTAATCTACCCTCAATTTTACAAGGAGTTTGTTATGCTTTTACTTTCTTTTGAATCTTAAGAACTAAATTCGTAAGAGTTGTAATTAAGGTTCTTAATTGTGCTATTGTTACCGCTAATGCAGCCACTGCAGCAAGTGCTTGTGAGGCTGAATCAGTAACTGTTGCAGTTGTAGTAACTTTAACTTGTCCTGCTGTTGGAAGATCAGATCCACCAGTTGCAGAAACAGTTACATTGCCAGCGCTTAGTGGCATGAAAACCTTATAAGTTTTTACACCATTTGCATCTGTTGTAACTGCTGTTGCAGTAATAGTATCACTTGATCCACCAAAGGAATAACTTGTAGTAATTCCACCAGCAGCAAGTAAGTTAGCATATGTCTTTCCAGATAGTACAGCACCTGTAGCATCAACTGCTGACAAGGTAATTGTTGCTTGCTCTCCTGCTACATAGTTTGCTTTATCAAAAGCCAACTTAATTGTAGCGACGGCAGCCTCAACACGAACTGTTGCTGTATCTGCAGAAATTGTGCCACTCTTTACAACTACACCTGCTGAACCAGTTTTTACACCAGTTAGCGAAAATAGTGCTGCACCATTTACAATGGAAGCAGTTGTTGCTGAGTTGCTAATTATTGTTAAATCACTTGAGGTAGCAGTTAATGTTCCTGCACCAACAATTACACCAGCAGCATCATATGCTACTGCAGAAATTGCATCTGCATTTGAACCTACTGCAATAGTTGGCTTCTTTACAGTTGTAACAACTTTAGCAATATCGCCATAAAATGTTACAGTTTCTGTTGCCAATAATACTCCAGATTGTGAAGTAAGTGTAATTGTTCCTACACCAGATGTTCCATCAGAAAATACTCCAATGTAACTACCTGCAGGAATAACCAATGATCTACCTAAACCAGTAATTGTTGCATGGTTTGTACCATGTCCCAACATACCAGCACCTGAAATAGTTGCTGTAATAGATTCTGAAGCAGAACCATTAGCAGCGTTCTTTTGAGTTAAAACAATAACTGCTGCAGCATCAGATGAAACTGTCTTTGAAGCATATACGGTAGCATCTGTTGTTGCTGAAATTGTTTCTCCAGCATTAAGAATAGATGTTGTATGTGCAGTTGATGCCTTAAGATCTGGTGCAGTTACAGTAACTGTCCAAGTCAATGCTGGAGATGTTACTGATCCAGAAGCGCTTGTTAATGTAGGAATAAATCTAATCACATATGTTCCAGCAACGCTAGGTACATAAAGTGATGATGTTAATTTTGCAGTAACATAGCCAGTTGTATTTGTCGCTGGCGAAATTGCTGCTGTTGTTGTGTCTGCTGATAGTGCCACTGTTGCGCTAGATGTTTCTGTAACAGCAAATCGTGGAACGCTAGCAGTAGATGGGGCAGACAATACTGCAGATATTACCGAAACGGTATCTCCAATACTTGTTCCCAAAAACGATACTGATACTACTGCTGTTGCAGTCTCACCAGGATTAATTGTATCTGCTACTGCATCAATGGTGACAACGTCAGCATAGACTGTAGCCTGTGTCGGAAGTGCCGACATCACGCCAAGCGTCAAGGCTGCAGCCAAGACTGTGGCAAGTTTCTTAAATGAATTCATTTTTCTCCTTGTTAGTTTATATTAAGTTTAATTTATCAAGAAAGTCCTTAACATCGTTAGGCATTTCTCGATTATCTAATTCTACCATATGTTGCTGTTTCTCCGCAAGTCGAGTTGCAGAACTCCATGTATGGACCTCAATTTCTGTATTATTATTTTTGGGGGTATGAGATATTGCCCCAAACACTGCTCCACAGACAGCATCTGCTAAGTCTTTGGATTTTTTACGAGGGTGATCTACCCTGTTACCCTTCATAATTTTTAATTCTGACATTTCTTCTAACAATAATGGAATCATAGGAATTGCCACTCGCTCTTCATAAATCATCATTGCTAAATCTTCGTAATGTTTTTTGGCAACTGAAACAGTTTCTGTTCTAATGCCAACAGCCTGTAATTCATTTTGAATATCAAAAGATTGCCAACGGTCAAAAGAAACCATTCCAAGATTAAAACCTTCTCTACGTAAATTAACTATCCATTGTTTTACTTCAGATAAGTTAACTGGACCTTCTGCTTTTGGTTCCCACCATACAACAGCATCAACAACAACTATGGGGGCTACCTGTTCATAGTCTTTAATAACTTGAATGTTAACCCATTTGTCAACATGTGCAATAGCAACAGCACACTTGTCATGTTTTTGTGCAAGGTCAGCATGGACATAATACATTTTTTCTGGATCTGGTTTAAAAGTTTCTTCAAACCTTTTAAAAGAGTCTATTGGATTTCTTGTGTTCATACATTTTTCTAACTTTTCTTTTTGTTTAAAGAAAGCATCTGAGGCATATGTTGGAACACAAGCAAAACGCATCATGGCATCGCCAAGATCTGTATAAAATGCTAGTTTAAAGTCATCTATTTTTCTTGTTGGATTTACTTCCCATGTTGGTTTTTTTAATGCTAATATTTTTGGAACTTTATAAGAAATAATTTGATCTTCTTCCCATGTAATTTCAAACTGATTGTTTGGATCATTATGTGGTAAGTCTTCATTCATAATAAAAGTATGTTTCTTTTCTATTGATTCTTTTTCCATAATTACATCTTCATACCGTTTTGAAATAAAGTCACCCTGATAACGAGGGAATGAAAGAAGAACAACCTTACCAAGATCTGGAAAACGAGAGTCTACCGATCCACGAAATGCTTTATAAATATTCTCTGCAGTTTTACCTTGTTCATTACCAGTTCCAACCTCAGAAGCAAATCCAGAAATTTCATCAAGTACTGCAAGCAACAAGTTTAAACCCTCATGAGATTCTCTTTCTGAATGTCCTGAGTAAACAGTAATTGATTTATCAAACTCAACGCTATCAGCCTTAGCATTATACTTACCTGCAAACCAAGGAGATTTTTCAATTTTTGTTTTAAAACCTTTAAAGAAAACGTTTTTAGCCTGTTGTGCGTTAATGGCAACGTTAATTAAATCTATCGCATCCCCGCTTGGTTTTCCGAAGTATCTTGCGGGGTCTTTGAGACAAAGTAACTTATAAACAATGTAAGCACAAGCAACAGTGGAAGTAAAATCTTTACCGCTACCTTTCCCCAACTGTAAGATGATTTCGTTTTTTGTATATTTGTCATAGTATCTAGCCCCCTCTACTGATCCATAAAGTTCTTGTAAATCTTCTTTCTTGTATATCTGACTCATTGCTTCTACTATGTCATACTGGATTGCTGACAAAGTTGGCTGACCAAGATAATCAGATGACTCAACAAATGTTTTAACATCTACTGGTTTTTCATCAAACTGATTTTCTTTTAATACATCTAAAAAATCATTAAACATCTTGGACAATTGTAATCACTTCGCCTTCTTTTGCAATTTGTGAAAGCCTATGCATAATTAAATCACGAACTTCTGGATGCGTAGAAGCAATTTCTCTAAGTATTTCAACAAGGACTTCTTGTCGTCTTTCAATTTGAACCATTTCTTCGGCAAGTTCTTTATTTTCTAACAAACCAGCCTTTTGAAGCATTTCAATTCTAGATTTTTCAATATCCATAACAAGTTTAATAGCCTGAGTCTTTGCACTAAGGTTATTTGTCATACTTGATTCATCAATAACTTCATAAGCCTTTGTAATAAGTTTGCTATAGTGTGTGTCTGCTCCAGCAAGTGCTTCTTTAGCCCGTGCACGAATTGCATCATTAGCAGATGCCATGACTTTCCACTCATTAATTAATGCAACAACACGAGTTCTAGGCATGTCTAGTTCTTTAGATATTTTTGTTGGATCCTGCCCCTTTAAGTATTCTGTAACTACTTTGTTTACTTCATCTAAATGTTGAACTAATTCTATTTCACTTGACATGGTATTTTCCTTCTAAACGATTAATTTCATCTTTAATATAAAATATTGCTTTTTCTAAATCTTGGATTGTTTTTTGTTCATCTTTAAGTCCCGCTCTCCATAAATATTTAAAAGCATTTCCAATATTAAAATTGCGATGACGTGTAATCTGTATACACTCAACTCCACTAGGATCTGTTGTATAGTGTAATGGATGGTTGACTTGATCAACCGTAATGTTTAAATTATTACTCATCGTTTTGATTTCCTTAATCCAAATTTTGCAAGGTATACGTAGACTGTTTCTACGCTTGCGCCGCATTCTTTGGCAATGTCTTGTGGAGACTTTTTATCCATAAGATATCTCTTTCGAAGCCAAGTCTCACTTGTATACAGTTTACCAGTCATAGTGTTATTTGTCAACCTCTTTTGTATTAATATCATAATAAAATTTATCAGAGTCTTCTAAGATCCATTTATTTTGATTTTCAACATCCCACTTGTAATCATTAATTATTCTTTCAATAACATAATCTTTTTTTAGGGTAAAGGAAGGTTCATAAATACGAACTCTATTATTGGGCTGAATAGCAAAGTTTCCATCATCTCGCTGTATGACATGTCCACATTTGTGCTCAGAAGGACTTTCTGAATACCCGTCATCTATAACATTTGTATCTGGATTGTGCCAGTCAAGAGTAAATAAATAAGTTCCATCATGTCTTGTTTTTGTTCTATCAATATATGACATTCTAAGGTTTGTTAAGTTTTCAAATTTAGTTACAGATATGTGATGACTAAAGGCGTTCCATAAAACTAAATTATGCAAGTCTACTTCAGGAACTCCAGGCTTTGTACAAAATGCACTAATTGGTAATCTCCACCATAATCCGCCATCCTCCATCATTATATGAAATAAAGGACTTCTACTTTTTATACTAGCAACACCAAATATAACGCATGGAAAATATTTGTCATGACTATCTAATTGATTCCTTAAGTAGTTTCCACGAACATAGCATTCAATTGGCGGGATGTTAGCATTTAATTCTGGCATTATTCTGTTACCCCTATTGCTTTATTCCAATTATTAATAGCCCAATGGCCGATACCACAAGCGTCAGCAACGTCATTATCGTCAATACTTTTATCATAGTTGATTTCAATTAATTTTATTGTCCTTTCTTTTCTTATCTGCCGTTCAAATGTTTTATACCAAGATATTGATTTTCCAGGATTTTTTAATTTAATCTCTAATTGTTCTTCTTTAGTTAATTTTTTATTTCCTAAATAGTTTTGCCAAGTAATTGGGGCTACGGTTCCTATTTGTTTTGTTCCAGTCAATCCTGCCGCACCAAGCAGTGCACCTTGAACCAATGCAAGATCTGCAGCAGTTTTAGGACTATTCATAAAGACTGTGTGTTCAATTACTATTGCTTCAAATCCACCATAGTACTCAAAAAATGCTTTTGTTTTAGCACAGGCATCCATTACTTTTTCATAATTAGTATTACCTTCAAATTTTATTTTTCCAATAGTGCCAAGTTTTTTATTTTCAAATAATGCAAAAGCAAGACTGTTGGTGCTAGCATCAATGGCACATATTTTATTTGGCTCCACTATTGCACCCCACTTAGTCTTGTTCATAATCAAAAAATCCTTTTATTTCTTTTAACATCTTGTCAACACTTTTTTTACTTACATTACAATTTGAACAAAATCCAGAGTCATTGTAGATTGATAGGTCTACGTTACAACCACCATGGCATTTTCTTACTTTGCCAATTCTTTTTTGTCTACGAGTTATGTGGTAGCGTTGCACAATTTTATCTTTTGTTGCAATGTCTCTACACTCAATCCCGCAGTAAATTTGATAACTTACTTTGGGATTAAATGCTTTATCGCATCGATCACATAGTTTCACTTAATTCCTCAAGAGGTTTAATTTTTAAAACCCCTGCTTCTGCCTCTGCACAGGCTTTTTGGATAGGGCAAACCTTACAGATTTTTGAGTTTGCTCTATATGTTTTTACTGGAATGTCTCTATCTGTCCAAGCCTTACGAACTTGTTTCATCCAGTCAAATGCATAGTTGGTCCAGTTACGATACTCATCATTAACTAGCACTGGTAAGGTTAATAATTCATGATTGTTTTTATTTTCATAAATTAAAACACCTTTATCTTTTTTTAATACTTTCATATACATTAGTAATTGCATAAGGTGTTTGCCTTTTGCTTTTCTATTTGCTTTTTTATATTCAAATCCATCGTTTGGCATTGTTTTAATTTCGCCAAGAATTGATTCACCCTTATAGTCAAGCATTACATCTCCATAGCCAAAGATAGGAGGATCATCTACCTTAACTGTAAACTCTAATGCTGGATGTTTTTGTTTGCCATATTTACGATCTGTTTCAAACTCCATGTTTTTATCTAAGATGTCTGCTTTAATCATTGCATCTTGAATTCGATCATGGCTTAACGTACCGTTTGTTCTATTTGCTACACCATATGGGTCAGCGTTATCATAAAACACTGCGCCATCAAAAGCAAGATACCAAAACCTTGCACACTCTCCAGCACCATAAGTAAGTGTTGATGGAGAAAAAGAATATTTTTTAGTAAATTTTGGTTTAATATCTGCTACATATCCTTGTTGAATAGCATTAACTAATCCTTCTGTATAGCCAACATCTTCATTATGTTTTGGTTCATCTGTTCTAATCATAATCTGTTTTAGTAAGTTTTTGCTCATTTTTTATCCTTTGTTTATATAAGTATAGCAGGTTATCGTATTATGTATTTGAGTGCTGACACTAAATTGTTGATTGATTCTGCTGCCGTGAAATATATGTTTTTCTTTGCTCTATCACTTTTATCTACATTAGCCATCCATGTTGCTTTAAATGACATTTTTGCTGCAATGGCTTGAAGTCTTACAATTTCAACAGTAGCAACATTAAATGGAACATCTGGTTTAATGATTAACTTAGCAATCATTGTTAAAGCAGTTGTTAACTCTTCGTCATTCATATAGTCAGCAATTTCAGTCAAACCATTGACCATATCTATGGTTGTTCCTGTTTGTTTAATTTGCTCTATCATTTTATTTACCCTCCGTTAGTTGTTCTAAAAGATCCATTTCAATTATAGCAAGTCTTACCTTTGTATTTCCTTCTCCAAGCACTACTACAATTGCTGGAGATTTATCAATTCCTGATTTTATGGAATCAGTAACAGCCTTAGCCCATACATCTTTGTTTAATGTAAAAGATTTTCCAACTTCTTTAAAGTCAACTATAAAATTTCTCCAAGTTGCATCTCCTTTTTTATTATTACGACCAGAATTTTTGTGTTGCTTAGCCCCAATTCTTTTGGACTCGCTTTTCTCACTCATTTGTAAAGTCTCTTTTCTTTCTTTTTGGTGGAATTAATCCAACTGTAGATATGTGTTTTTGAGAACACATCCAAGTTGCATCACCTATTTCTTTCCAATACCTTAAAGAACCAACAATTTCTTGGCAAGTTTTACAAGGAAATTTGCCTGGATATACTGTAAACTCTTTAGACATTACTCAACTTATCTTTTAGTTGTTGTTGTAAATTTAAATCTTCTTTTATCCTATTAATAATTCCATCTCTTCCTTGTACTTTTGTGCCATCTTCTAACTGATACCATGCGCCAGTTCTGTTTAATAAACCAATAGATTCTGCAGTATCAACAAGATCACCAACAGCATCAATACCAATGTTGTTTCCACGGAAATAAAAATCATACTCACCAGACTGAAAACCTGGGGATGTTTTAGAAAATTGTAATTCCCATCTAATCTTTCTTCCAATTTTTTCTTCAATCAGTTTATCTCCAACTTTAATTTTACCTTTGATAGCCTGATTGTCAGACTCAGAAGAAAACAACTTTATAACACAAGATGAATAAAACTTGGTAGCCTGCCCACCAGAAGGTTGCTGGCTTGTATACATAGCGCTAATGTTGTTTCTTGATTGAGAAATAAGAACAAGAAGTGTTGGCTTTACCTTGTTATTAGCATAGTTAAGCATTTTCCAAGCATTGCTAAAGTCTCTAGACTCTGCACCAATTTGTTTTGTATTCTCAAGTGCTTTCATTTCATCTGTATCTTTTTCAAAATATATAGCAGGAAGCATAGAAGTAATAGAGTCAATGACTATTAAGTCAACTCCAGCATTTATAAGCCCAACGCCAACATCTACCATGTCGCTAATAGTTCTTGCTTGAGAATAAATTAACTTTGTTGGGTCTACCCCCAGTTGTCGTGCCCAATCTTCAGAGTAAGACATCTCAGAATCAATCCATGCACAAACCTTACCTTCTGCTTGTGCTAAAGCAATCATTTGTAAACACATAGAGGACTTAGCAGATGACTTGCTTCCCCATATAAGCACCTGTCTACCGTATGGTAGTCCACCGCCTAGGGCACGGTTTAATCCAAAACTTGGTGTTGGCTGATACTCAAAACTAATACCTTCGCCAGTTCCAAGTCGTTTTCTAAGTCTTGGATCTAACTGAGATAATACATCTTCTACACTAACTGACATTTACATCCTCCATTATAACGGTTCCATCTTTGGTTTTACCAAAACTAAATTTATACGATTTACCTTCTTCAATATGCATATATGCTTTAGGAAATGCAGTAGGAAATACTGTAACAGAGTGTAAATCTCTAGCCGTATCTGCTAAAGTTAAAGAAGCCATTTTTTTTCCAGCCTTTGTAACTCTTGGTTTAAAAGAAACAACAAACATTTCTTCTTCGCTATATGGTAATTGTTTATAACCTAAAAACTTAACAAGTGCATTTGAAGATTCTTTTATTTCATCAACAGGAATTGCAGATACAATCCTATTGTCATTAGCAAGAACCAAGTAAGTGCGACCCGTCTCAATAGTGGTTCCCTCTTCATCAAATATACCAACACTCCCAGTTTTGTCCAGAATTTCAACTCGTGACCATCCTTTTCCTCGTTTAATTGTTTTAACCATACCCATTAAAATATATGATCCTTTTTCTTCAAATAAATCAATGTCTTGAATAAATGCATAATAGTGCGAAGGAATTGTTATGTTAAACTCTGGAAGGTTTAAATATTCATAAATATTTTCTTTAATCTCACTATCACTTCTAGGGTTATCTGAAAAAGTTGCTGCACCAATAACTCTAAGAGCATTAAGCGCTCTACTGTTTACGCCATTACCTTTTGTAAAAGTAAACTCTTCAAGTTCTTTGTATGATTTAAATGGACGAGCAGCAATATATTTAGCAGCAATATTATTAGAGATAAATTTAATTCCTGTTAAACCAAACCTTATACCCTTGCCTTCAATTTTGAAATCAAGATCAGAGTCATTGATGTGTGGAAGTTTAATAGATATTCCCATACGTTTTGCTTCAATAAGATATTCTGTTCTACCGTCTTTATCCTTTTCATTCTTAAGAAGGGCAAACATAAACTCAAGTGGATAGTAGTATTTTAACCACGCCGTCCAATACGAGAGCGTAGAGTAAGCAACCGCATGACTCTTGTTGAACGAGTATCCCGCATGCGCCTCAAAGTCATGCCATAGATCACGAGCCTGGTTGGGAGCAATATAGGCAGAAGCGCCAGTAATAAAACGTTCTTTATAAATATCGAACTCTTTTGCATCTTTCTTCTTTCCAATAATTTTACGTACCTTGTCAGCATCAGACATTGACATTCCACCTAGGTGAACACAAGCCTGCATAACTTGCTCTTGATACAGGATACACCCATATGTATCATTTGTGAACTGCTTCATAATTTGGTGGGTATAGGAAACATTCTGCTTACCATGCTTACGAGCAATATAATCTTTACCAATAGTATTCATAGCACCTGGACGAACTAAAGCATTTGATGCTGCTAACTCATTAAAATTCTTTACTCCCATTTTTACTAGAAGGTTTGTATATGGTGTTGCTTCACATTGGAATACACCTTTTGTATACCCGTCTGAAAGCATCTCATATACTTTTGGATCTGCCATATCAATTGATAAAAGATCAATGTCTTTGTAGTGATTTTGCTTAATCATGCTAATAGCATCTTTTACTACGCTTAAAGTTTTAAGACCTAATGCATCAATTTTAATAAGACCAATCTTTTCAGCCTCTTCCATATCAACACCAACCACAGGAATGCGATCATCGGATCCAGGAGAAGAGCGAGTTTCCAATGGCGCATACCTAAATATTGGATCCTTACTAGTAACCACACCAGCAGCATGAATGCCAGTACCCCTAATACGACCACGTAATTGTTCTCCATAAATCTCCACTTCTGGATATTTTTCTCTAAACCATAGTGTAGTTTTAGAGGTGCAATATTCATCCCAAGTATCTACTAACTTTAATACCTTGTTCACATCTGTTAATGGTATATCTAAAACTCTTGCAACATCTCGCACAACGCCTTTATCTTTAAACTCAAGGAATGTGGCAATAGACGCTACGTGTCTATATTGTCTAACTAAATAATCTTTTACTTCATCACGACGAGTATCTTGAATATCTGTATCAATATCAGGAAAGTCATTACGCTCTGGATTAATAAAACGAAAAAACAAAAGTCCATGCTCTAATGGATCTATATCTGTAATGCCAAGCATATAGCAAACCAAAGAGCCAGCAGAAGATCCACGACCAGGACCAACTAAGATTCCTTCCTTCTTAGCCCAATTAATCATACTTTGAACTACAAGAAAGTATGGAGCAAATTTTTTATCTTTAATAATTTCAAGTTCTTCGTCTAATCTTAACTCATAGGAATCATTTCCTACCCAAGAAGATGTTAGTCTTTTATTTTCTAGTGCTTGCCATGCCAAATCTCTTAATTGTTTATCTGGATTCTTATACTGAACTGGAAGCAGGTTTAGTCCATCTTTAATGTCATAGTCTTCTACTGTATCTGCCAATAACAATGTGTTTGAATAGATGTCTGGTCGATCAATATCCTGCAACTCCATTGCTGCTTTAATTTCTTCATAAGACAATAGGTGGATATCAAACTTATTAAATGTTATCTGGCGGTCTTGTCCGTATAGATAGTCAAGTCTTTCCATCATGTCTGTTTTCTTTTTAGATTTTTCATACGTTGCTTCTTTGTTTACTTTCCCATGTGTATTTAAAATTAATTTAAATTCTTGTATTTCTTTTTGCAATGTATCTGAATGGTGACAGTCTGGTGTAACAACAACCTTTATATCAAACTCATCAGCAAGTTCAATAAGATATTTATTTATTTCTGGTGTATTGTGTGGCATAACCTCAATGTAATAATCGCTACCAAAATTATCTTTAAACCAATTAATATTTTTTTTAGCAATTGCAAACTCTTGCTCTTCTAATGCTTTAACAATAACGCTACTAGGACAAGCAGACGTTACGATAATTCCTTCTTTATACTTTTTAAGAATCTCAAAGTCAAACCTTGGTTTCTTAAAAAACCCATCTGTCCATGCAATTTCACTAATTTTGTTAAGGTTTTCCAAACCCTTTTGGTTCTTGGCTAGAAGGACAATGTGGTTATAGACAAGATCTTGTTGACCTTCCCTTTCAGACTTATCCCTTTTATCAGATATATCTGCACACATGTATCCTTCTAAACCAAGGATTGGCTTAATACCCTTTTCTTTTGCAGCACGATACAACTCTCTGTGACCAGAAAGTGTACCGTGATCTGTAATTGCAAGAGCGTTCATACCCAACTTGCTAGCACGGTCTACATACTCTTGTGGAGTTGCTATGCCGTCAAATAGGGAGTAGTGAGTATGAACATGTAAGCCTACATAGTTCATCTATTACCAGTCTACGTTGGTAGCAGATGAAGTTGTTGGACCGTCAAAGCCTAAGTAGAATGCTTCTTGTTCAGCATAAGGAATTTTCTTTAATGCTAACTCAAGAGGATAAGGCTTAAATGCTGACCAGTCAAATGGTTCTGTATCTGGTGCACCTGGAATGGTTGTGTAACTTGTTTCAGTACCCTGACCATTTCGTTTTACTTTCCAGACTACGTTTGAGATGCTACCTGTTTCAAGTGCATACTCACGAATTGTATTAAATGCTGATTGCTTGCTAACACCCATTGACCAAATAGCCACATACGGTGCTTCAATGCCATCGTCGACTAAAACATTGCAATAGAAACGAAGACGTGCTCTCCAGCCAGCCTTTGGATCTTTACGGTGCATTTCTTCTGCCCAGTCACGACCTTCTGATTCCATTGTATCTACAGCCTTACGCTTGTAGTCTTTTGGATTTGTATGTTCTTTAACAACTAGAGCAAGACCACGTTCTGCATTGTAGTTTGCAGAGTCTTCATCTAGTTCTTCAACGAAACGAATTTTTACTGCTTGTCCATCGGCAATTTTTAACCATCTTACCTTTGGAGAGTTTTCATCATATTTTGGCTTGTCGAGCAGGGCATTTATATTTTTGAGTCCCTTTACTACGCTCATATATTCTCCTTTGTTTGTTATATTAGTTTAACATAGTTGATATAGATTTGTCAAATTGAAACTCTATGCTTCGAATTGCCTCATCATCCATATCTCCTATGTCTTTATATTTTTTATCTATTTTTATTACGGTCACTAATGAGCCAAGTTTTTCAATTAACTTATCTCTCATTATTGAGCCAGCCTCATCATTGTCTGCAACAAGAACAACATTGTTGAAGTATTTTGCTAACAGTTTAATCTGTGATGCAGATACGTTAGCCCCCAGAGTTGCCACTGCTGGGAATCCTACTTGGTCTAATCTTATAGCATCAAAAGATGATTCAACTACATACACAGTGCTAGATGCTTTAATTCTGTGTAGGTTAAATAATATTTTACCTTTTGGAAGTCCTGGAGTATTCTTAAACTCTTTACCTTCTACAGATCTACCAACAAAGCCAAGTGTTAACCCATCTGGAGAGTGAACTGGTATTGTTAACATATCTTGTTTTTCTGAATAGCCAAGTCCAAATTTTTTAATTGAATCTTCTGTTATATATCTTCCAGCATAATATCTCATTGCTCTTGGTGACTCAAGGGCTTGATTGTTTAATCGTTTAATTAATACTTCGTCATATTGAACAAAGTCTGGTGGAGCATACATAGCCTTATTAATTACACTCTCAATATTAGTCTCTGTTTGTTTGCTTTTTATATACCTTGCTGCTTCAAAATAAGTTCTACCAGTTACAAACATTACAAATTCTTCAAGATTTTTTGTGGTTTGACATCCAAAACAAAAAAACAATCCACTATCTTTTGCAATTTCAGCAGCGGGAGTCCTAGTGTTATTATGATATGGGCAATAGATTATGTAGTCATTACCAAACTCTGCTTCAACGTCAATACCTGCGCCATTAAGCACTCTTTTTATTTGTTCTTTACTGTAAATATTATTTACCATCTTCGTAATCCTTATATCTGTAATAACCTTTGTCAAAATCTACTTGTACTAAAAAGTCTCCCATAAAACCGTTACGATTTTTTCTAAATACACATTCAATAATATCACTATTTGTAGCACGACCCAATGCCATAACCCAGTCAGCATCATAAGCAATTTGTCTAGACCATGCAGTTTGACCAAGTGTTGGTGCGCTGCTTAAATCTTTTACATCATCAGGGGTGGCAGATGAAATAGCAATAATAGGAACCTCTTCGCTAATAGCCATAAGTTTAAGTTCTCTTGAAAGGTTTTTCATACGTACCGTCTCATTTTCAGACTTTTGATTAGGTGACATAAGTTGTAAATAATCTACAATAACAAAGTCTGGCTTGTATTGATCAATTTTTCCACGCACAACAGATGGGTTTACTTCTCCACCATTATCATTTGATATGATGTGAAACTCTGGTTTGCCCTCTACTTTATTTTTGTGCCAATTTTTTAACATATCAATTTCAATTTCGCCATTGCTAAGTTTACGGTGAGACCAAAGACCTTCCCCCATAATAGCAAACACACGATTACGAACTTCTGTTTCAGACATTTCTAAAGAAATAACCAAAGGAGACTTTCCCTGTTTCCATGCTTGCACTGCAAAATAAAGTGCTAACCATGATTTGCCAATTCCTGGATAAGCCAAAAACACACCAAGTTGTCCTGGCATAATTCCAGAAGGTAGGTAGTTATCAAATCCTGGCAAACCTGTTTTAATTCCAATCTGACCAGTTTCTTTTTGCTCTTTAATCTTTTCAAAATATGCAACGGCAGATTCTAAATCTGTTGCATCAATATCACGTATAGCAGATGTATTCTTTTTTAGTTCAGATGTTTTTGTAATAAGACCATTAAGGGCTTCTGTTCCATTGCCAGTTTGAACTTCTCCTGCTGCAGATCTTAAAATATCTTTTAGGCTATCGTTTAAATATTCAGTCTGTAATTCTTCAAGATGGTGTTTGGTTGCACCAACATTTTCTACTGGCTGAAAGTCTCTAAATTTTTCTACAACTAAAGAGGTTGGTGGAACGGTACTGTTATTTTCGAAATATAATCTTATAAAATTCCAAACATCATTGTGTGTCCTAAGAAGATTTTCAACATTAGCCTGTAGAAGCACGTGCATTTGTTTGTCTTGTAATAATGCTGAGATAACTCTTGCTTCTGTATTATTCACTGAGCCACCTCCTTGCTAACTTTCTTCGCTCTATTCGTTCTAATGTATCTTTTTCAAAATCTAGTTTACCGTTAATAATCTTTTCTGCATTATATGCAAAGTAGTTCCAATTTGGTTCTTGTGCAATACTAAAATAATACTCAAGCAAATCATAACAAGCAGAAATACCATAGGACTCTACTAAGGCATCAGCAGACCATTGCTCTACGTTTAAATTTAAAGATGGCTTTTGCTCATACTTTGCTGTATGTAACTTGCTGTACCTACTAAGCAAAGCCATGCGGTCTTTGCGTTCAGCCATTAGTCTTTGCTGTCAGCCTCTAATTGTGCCTCTTGAATTTTTTCAGTTAGTTTGTCTTCAACAAACTTATAAACTCTATTAAAAGCCTGATCTGAGTTTTCACCATCACGCTTAGAATCAACAACACCTAAATCAATTCTTAAAGACTGGAAATTGCCCAGATTAAGTGTATATCCTAGAGTTACTGATACTTTTGTATTATCGTTTTCCATACCCCACCTTTTCTTTATTTTAAATGTTTTCAGACCAGATTGGAATATACCTTCCGTCATCTGTCTTTGTATATGTAAGTATACCTTTTCCCATTCGCCGTGTCAACTCTTGGTTTGTAGGCGTCATATTATTTGTTATTAGCCCGTCTTTTCTTGGTTGCCCCATATGTATAGATGCCAGTATATCACGAATCACCTTGACTGCGCTTTCTGAATAGTATGATCTTATTTGCCATCCAGTTCTTCCATTAATGGTAGATCCTATTGGTGGCGGAATAACACCTTTTTTAATTAATGTTGGCATATATTTTCTATGACGATTAATTAATCTAGCAGTCTCTGCAACCGTATAAGCCTTTTCTCTATTTTTTCTAAAATCAGTTCTTAGACAAGTTTCAATCCTATCTTTGTTAATATTATATACAGATACTAACCCAGTAGATCTTGAACTATGATAAAGTCTTACAAGGTCTCCATTAAGAAACCAAATTTTTTTACTTCCTTTTATTACAGACTCGTTATTGTAAGTTTGGCTCTCGATAATTCCTTTGCCAGTAACCATCTGCCCTCTCCGCTTTCAGTTGGTGGGTGATAAAATCTTCTTAACCCACACCGAATACAATATGTCTCCATGTGTTGGATGCTTGTATATTGTCTATCAATAAACAAACGACCATTACATTTATTACAAAAAATCATTATTTAATTATCTTTTAGTTTGGTATACCAACGGCAATTAAATTAACAGCCAAAGATAAATTACCAGATGCACCAAACCTTACAAACCCATCTACCTTTGATGTTGTTACTGTTTGTAATACAACTGTTACGTTTTGACCAGCCTCAGTATTTCCTATGTTTCTTGCTGTGGCTGTAACGATAGGTGGAAACTTAAAATCGTTTTGGAAAGAATAACTGAATCCTCTTTCATTACCAGCGCTAACTGTGCTGTTAGTTAAAACCTCTACATACCCGCCAACTATTCTAGCGTTAGAAGTTTTAGTTGTTTCTTTAACAGATGGACCATTGTCTATACTGGTAAAATTATATGCTGCAGAAGAAACTTCTGTAGATAAGTCATTAATTGTTTGAGCCAAATCATAGATATAGGTAACATCTAGTGGTTGACCACGTTCTGGTAAAGGTATTCTTGCCATATATTCCTCCTATTTAATTATACCAAAGAAACTACGCTTGACTCAAATATGGTCAAATCAACGTTTCTTTGTTTATTGATTCCTTCAACCTGAACGGCAACCCTAACATTTGTTGTTCCAGTGTTAAGAAATCCATATGTATGTATTGGTGATGTGCCATGATAGAAATAACTACCGCCATCAAATTTTACAAAAATATCGTATCTTGGTCTATTATTTTCATCACCCCATATTGCAGTAGAACTTGTTCCATTAACAAATACATTACCTTCAACTTCTTCTATTTCTGGGGCTGGCACTAAAAAAATTGGAGAGTAATGCGAAGATCTATTTTTATCATCAGAGATAATCCTATATCTTAAAAGATATTCATTGTTATCCCCAACTGGTGGTAATTGATTTTTAGGAATAATTAATTTTTTAATTCCAGCGTCAGCCATTACGAAACACCTATAGAAAATCTAAACTCAACATAATTACTAGTATTAGGAGACTTTATAATTGTTTCTGCTGTGTCATTTTTAACAATTGAATATCCAGTTAAGCCGTATAATGGATTAACCGTTTCAGTATTTTCTAGTCTGAGGGCATCTAAAACAACATAATAATCTTCAGATGGAGCATCTGAGTCAATAACACAAGCATAAATTTTAACAATAGTAACTGCATCCCAACTAAAATTTGATGTTGAATATAAATCTTGTAATTCTTTTGAAACTACAAAATATCTATTTGTGTTAAAATTTTGAATAATTTTTGGATCTCCAGATGTTCCATGATCTATTTCTGCTTCAAAACGAGCATATTCGCTACCATCAGTAGATGAAAACTCAACAAGAACTCTTACAGTGTCTGGAATTAATCCCGAACTACCATTTTTATTTATTAAAGAAAATGCCAATCGTAGTTGATCTTTTGGTGAGTTTCTAGATAAATCTACACTTGCACCAGTTAATCTTACATGATTAGATCCATCTTCAATTACAAAGTGATCAAGTGTAGGTCCAACTTCTTCACTTATAGTTAGGTCTGATGTATTACCTTGAACACAAATAATATTATTTAAAAACCTACAACGTTCATACCTTGAGGCACGAGATGTTTTAAAAAATATAGAGTTGTCTGCATTTGTTTGAAATACTGGATCTTCAATTGCAATAACATTATCATCTTCTGGATCATCAAGTGGAGAAGAATACAAATTAATTGCTGATGTAGAAACTGATGTGCTGTATTGCCAATTTTCTGTTGATGTAAATGCAAAAATAGTTTTACTATCATAAACACCAGCAGATGGGTTAGATCCTGCTGAGTATAGACCTACTTCAGATATTTCGTATCTTTCTTCTGTTGGTAATTCTGCGGTAAGTACAACTTTATCGACACCGCCTTCGTTTACAAAACCTTTAGATGAAATTGGTACTCTAAACATTTCAAAATCTAAATTCTTTTTTAGAGAAAAATCTTCTTCAGTATCACTAGTTTCTAGTGGGGTTGGACCACAACCAAGAGCAAAATATGAGGCATAGGCAGGAGCCTGACCAAGCAGGTATTTACCAATAATACTTTTTCCATCTTTGGTTATCACGATTCATTCCCATCAAGTTGAACTATATATATTGTACCACTTGTGCTAAGTTGAACTTCTATTTGCTCATCGTTATTTAAACCAATAGCCTCTATAACTAGGTTCCCCAGTTCATCTACATAAATGTTTTGTCCATTTAAACCACTACCCTCGTTTGGAAATTTTTGATCAAATAAAATTGGAAATCCAGAAAAATACTTGTCTGAAGTTTTTTGTATTCCAAGGATATTGTTTGGGTTATATGATTGTTGTAATAATTTAACATTTTTAATTGGCTGATAAGATATTTCTTGACCATTTATAGTATCATTTCTTGATATGTTAATTAACTCTTGACCACCAATATTTTCAAATATTAAATCAGCCATTGACTCTGTTGATAATGATTGGTCATCAAAAAGAATAATGTCTGGTGTTGCAGTTTTAACTAAATTAACATTAGATGATGATATCATTTGACCTAAAATTATTGGAGTATTTGGAGTTGGTGATAAGGTTTGTGACATTTTATACCTCGTTTAAATAAATAGTCATATCTGGACCGTTAGAATTTCTTGAATACTCTATATTATATACTACAAACCTATCATTTGTTGAAGCAACTAAGTCCAAACCATTAGAATCCTTGTAGTCTATAGTTACAATGTCTCCTAATTGTATGGTTGGAGTAGCAAATATTTTTACACCTACCGATTTTTTAGGACTCATAACCTTGTTAATAACCCATCCCATTAAAGCCTCTGCATCATCCTGTGTTTGAATGTATGGAGTATTAATTGAAAATTCGTTTTTACCATAAATTAATCTACTTAATTTAATTTCATCATATTTATTTTTTTCAACTAATGGAGAATAGGTAAGTGAACTGCCAGCAAAAGGTGGGTCAGATAAATTACCACGTTTTTTAAAATATTCATCAACGGATAATTCATGAGTTGTATCCTGTGTAAATGTAATGCCTTGAATTCTTAAATAATTTCCAGTAGTTTCATCTAAGTTTATTGCAGAATCTGTTGAGTTAAATATTAAAAATTCTGCTCCATATGAGTTTGCATAAAATCCAGATGTTGTATAACCTTTAATGCTATTAAAAGTTGGTGATAATTGTGCATACAAAGCAGGATATGCTCTATCATATTTAATATTAAAATATGCACACTCACGCATGATAGATCCAAATTCTTCAAAATACATATTAAACTTGGGTGGTTGTTGTGAACTTATTCCAGATAAGTACGTTGCTTGAACTATACCGCTCATTGCATATCTTCTAAATGATTCATTAACGCTAACCTCTTTATTTCCTAATGCTGTAGATAAATTATCTGCAACAGTAAAATTTGGGTTTTCGGCATAGTTTTCTGATAAAGCATAAATGTTTTCAAACATACATCTTGAAGAGCCTCTAGTAAATAAAGCCATATTATTATATATTGGTAGTGGATCTGTATCATCAACAACTTTAATTAATTGATTATTAATATATAAGAAGAATCTTCTAGTATTTCCTATAGTCAAATACTCTACAGATAAATCATATACTGTTGAACTTTCTTCACCAGACATTCTATACTGACCAGCAAACCTTCCATCATCAACTAATATTTTACTTAATCCTCCCCATAACTTTATAGGAATTGCTTTATCAGAAGATTGATCTTTTTTAATTTTATAAAATACAACGTTGTTAATTGATATATTTGATTGATTGTTTTTATCTAAATTTAAATATGACTCAATATTGTTTTCAGTTAAAGCAATTATTTCAAAATAATATCCATTGTTTGTTTCTGGATTTAACATAACCGCTAATCCGCCAGAGCCCCCACCAATGCTTGTGCTTTGATTTGGTTTTATTCCACCAACTTGATAATAAGACATGCTGCCAATTGGTGTTTGACTTCGTGTTTCACTGTTTTCAACTTTCCCAATAATTCTTAATCTTGTTCCAAAATGTTTATAAGCATTATCTAAATTTTTATAAACATAAGAAACAAAGTTGATAGGAACATCTGTGCTTTTAAAAGAAGGTCCACTAACAATCAAGGCAGATGATTGAATAGTTCCTGACTGAGTTGACTTTAAATTGTTAATTTCTGTTTCGGTTAAATAATTTGTAGCCATTGAATTTTTAATAATGCTATTTCTTGAAGTTTGCTTTGCTAACACATTATTAATTCCAGCGGCACCAAGCGTTGTTCCTGGTAATGTAGGATTAATTTCTGTTGTAAATAAGTATTCAGAACTCATATTGCAACCACGAACGTAATCGTTGTTTGACCAATAAGAATTTATACCAGCAAAGTGCGAAGTAATTTGTGTTCCAAATTGTGCACGACCATGTTCATAAACATTACCAGGCTGTAATCTTGGTATATCAGAAACTGATTCATAATATGGGGTAGAAAAAATACGAATAAGACCTGTTGGATATATTTTTCCATTAAACGGAAGGGATGCAAAATACTTTTGATATTCTTGGTTACTAGATATCCAGACGTTTCCTGTTCCTGTAATGTTAAACTGTGCTGCATCATATCTTATAATTTCACCATTAGAATAAAAATAACCTTGATATCTTGTTAACCAATAAATATTTTCTCCAAGATCTATAATATTATTAATTACTACCCCATTAGCAACTGTCGGTGGAAAATTTGACAAATCTGAGTTTAATGGCATTGCCCCTAAAACATAATTACCTTGCTTTGAGGCTAATTCATTTATGGTTTTTGTTGAGTTAGTTCCAGAAACTTCCCACAATAATGCTGGTTTATATATCCACGTTTTTTCTTTATCAATTATAGATGCTTGACGAATTGACCCATATGACCTTTGAATATATCTTGTTGTATAGTTTATTTTTCCATCATTAAATATTTGCTTATCTTGGCTGCTTATTGCAATAATATTTGGAATAGTTGGTCCTATTTGATTTTCAATAATGCCAGAAATTGATTGATTGTTATTTCCAATAAGTTGTAAATCTGTAGATCTCATAGACTCTGAAGGCATTAAATAATCTTTACTCATTACAATAAAGTTATTATATTCATCAAAAAACATTGATGTCTGTGTTGATACTGCAAGTTGATTTAAAACCTCAGCAACGTTTTGATCTGGTGCTATAAAGAAATACGGAATTATAGGATCACTTTCTCCGTCAATTCTTTTAAAAGAATAATTTGCAAAACCTATATAGTCTAGTAATAATGAAATTGCATAACTTAAAGAAACCTCAGTAACAAGCATTCTTGGAGCAGGCATAGATTCTAAAAAGAAATAAAAGTCTCTTAGTTCTAAAGAAAGGGTAGCAGCAGTGACATCTGATTGTGGAATTCCTTCAGAGTATAAGGTTTTAATTGGTACAAAATCATAATATTCAACCCCACCTACATCAGCAATTTGCTCATAAAAATTAAATTTTATATTTTTTCTTAAATATTTAGCAATAATGCTATCTGTATTATTTGCATTAAATGCTTGATCTGTATCGAATATTGAAATTGTTCCAGTAGATGCTAATAGTTGACCAACTGGCAAAGAAGTATTTCCAAGATCAGAAAGTGATTTACGAACAGTATACTCAATAACACTATCAGATATGTCAGCAACAAGTCTAGGAGACATTTCAATTAAATCAAATGTTGTGCCATCCTTGTTCATTGTTTCTGCAACAACTCTAATTCCTTTAATATACTCAAACTCCCTATATCTTGTTTCACTAGTGTTAGGGTTTACAAAAGAAGAAGGTGAAACAAAATCTTTAACAAAACTAGTTCTTGCATTAAGAGATTCAGATCCTAATGTCCAACCATACTCTGGTGCAAATGTTTCATAATCAGAAATCTCATCACTCCAAACAAAAAATGCCCCAATACTAAGTTCATTTTCTAAAACAAAATACGCATATCCATCTATAGATGATTCTGGAAGTAATGTTTCAGATGAATATGTTTCTGCAAAAACAAAGTTATCCTTATACCTATCTGGAATAATTAACCCATATTCTAACTCTATATATCCATCTGATTTAATGATTGGGGTTCCATCTAGTCTAGTAGAATTTTCGTTAAACGAGTAAGCATCTACCCAATTGTTATTTTTAAGGTATTGAATTTTCCATCTTTTTGGTGTTGTCTTATTTATATCTCCATAAAGGGGGTCTGCAAATGTTGAAGAAAAATTTGTAAATGGGGCTAAGTCAACATCCCCTACATTTGTTTGCATTTTTATAACAATTCTATTTGCAGGAACTTGTTCTTTGTATACTACAAACGGTACTGCATCATCAATGTAATACTGACCACCTGATACTTTTGCAATACCTCTTTCCAAACCTTCTTCTTTTCTATATGAGTTCCAGTATTTAAATTGATCATATCTAGATGACATATAGTATCTTGGTCTTTGGGCTAAGGATGCTCCAGAATTTGCCAGATACTGCTTGTTAGATCTAAAAAATAATGGCTTGTTAATTCCAGATCTTGGTCTAAATGGCTTTAAACAATCTTCTAATGAGTATAGTAGTTTTCTCTTTTGTTCTATCGATGTAAATAATTGTGGGGAGTCTTCGTCATCTACCCCGCCATCTATAGATACTTCAGAGTCTGTTGCATCTGTGTAGTAGTCGCCAACATCTAATTGGTCAAAATAAATTGGAAGAGTTTTAAACTTAGGGTCTGTATCAGTTGGTCTATATCTATAATTACCAACATAAAAAATATTATCTGGCATGTTCATATTCCATTCAGCCAGAACTAATGATTGAAGTTTTATTGTTGCAGAGGTTTCAAAGTGGGTCTTTAATGCTTCGTCAACAAACAATTTAGACCTCTTCCAGCGTTACCGAAATATTCCAAAGATCATGGTTTGTCCCACCACGTTTTACTACGCTATAGTTAAAATCAGCAAAATAAACTTGAATAATTTGATTATATTTTCCTAAGTTATTAAATGATGAATTATCTGTTCCAAAGTTTTTATATTTATCATAAGCCAAAAACATCCAGAATGGACCTTGATGGTTTTCATACCAATCTAATACTTCTACTCCGCCTGCTCCACCATCTGAAGTAAACTCTCCAGTTGTATTTTTACTTGGTGAAGAGCCAGTTGAACTAAAGTCTGCTAACTCAGAATATCCACGGGATGGTAAATTACTCCAAGATACATTCATTGTAAGTTTATCTGCAATATGATAAGACCTCATCCTACCATTGATAGTTCTTTCTCGTTTTTCAATTCGTTCTGAGTTAAATGACATTTCTGCTCTATTATGATCTGACAATATTAAAAATTGGTCAACACCACCAGAGGTAAGGGCTGGATCTGCTCCTATTTCTTGTCCAGTTGGCACGTAAAGACCGTTTACAAGAGTTCCAGCATTCTCTGACCAAAGGATGCCCTGTGGTCTCTGATATCTCTTTCTACCCGAAATATATGCTGCGGTTGCCATTATGCCCCTCTTTGAGTTCTAATTCTTTGATTGTCAATTTGTTTAATCTGTGTCATAACCGTTCTTGCAATATCATTTGGATTTGCATCAGATTTAACATTAACGTTTAGATTATAATTATACACTGAAGATCCTCCGTATGAGCCATCATTTATTTTATTAAGACTATTTACCCCAAAAGAATCAACGGCATTTTTACGAACAACAAATTCTCCAGGGGTAAGCATTGCTGGAATTGTATCGGTACCTTTAGAGTATCCACCTGAAGCATAGTATTTAGGAACCATACCACCTCTTGCTAACGGTATTATGTTTGTCTTAAAAGCCTGACTATATGCTTTTGCATAATCCCTAAGTTCATTGCCACCTATAGTGCCAGACTCAACTGCGGGAAATACTTGTTTTTCAAAATACTCTTTATTTGCACTAGCCAAAGATGATTTTTGTAAAATTTCTTGACTAGTTCCAGTTGCAACAGTTGGTGTTTTTATTGCAGACTTTGAATTTAGTGAATCCCAAATGGCTTTCATTCTTAAGAGTGTGGCTTCGGCAACTAATAAAATACCATTAAAACCTTTTGCTTCATACTGTGCTGCCTCTATAGCAATTACTTGTTGTTCATATGCAAACCTTGCAGCATCAATACCCTTAAGTGTTGCCTTTAAAGAATCTTCCTGTGCACGCAATGTAACATTTTGAAGTTTATAATTATCATCTTGTAGTTTTAAAATTTTAGCAACAAGAGGTATTCTTTCTTGTTCAAGAGAATATATTTTTTCTTCAATTTGTACTCTTGTTAGACCGCTAGCACTTGTTATTTTAGCAATTTCTTTTTCTCTTGCAATTTGTAAAAGTTTAGAACCTTTTTCTTGTGCTCGTTGAGCGGCGGCTTGTCGCTCTTCTTGTATAGCCTTTGCTGCTGCAGAAATATCTCCTTTTGTTAATGCGTCAGCAATTGAAATTCTTGATGATTCTTTAGCAGCAATATCATCGTTAATGTCTGATATTTCCTGAAGAGCCTTTTCTTGTGCATCATATTTTTCATTAATCTTTGTAATGGATCTATCAATTAAATTTAAATCTTGATTAAATTGCTCAATTACTCTATTAATGTTTTCTTCAATGTATCTTTCTTGTGTTTGAATTAATCTTTCATTTGCATCAATAAGATCATTTATTCTATCAATTTCTAACTTAACAGAAGCCCTTGCCTGTCTTTCAAGAAAATCATAATATTTTAAACTTTCTTCCATTGCATTTTTAAATGCTTGTGCTGGATCAGTAGCAAGTAATAGATTTGTTTGTGCTTGTTTTAACTCATTATTTTTTTTAATTAAAGTATCAAGTTCTTTAACGGTTTTTGCTTGAGAAAGTGATCTCATAAATTCTGCATCTGCTATTAATTTTATACTATCTGCAACACCAACGCCAGCAGCAGTTAATCTTTTAAAGCCATTAACTTGTGCATTTATATTTGTAATTTGTGAATCTGCACTTTCTTGAAAAGCACCCAAGGCTGCCTCTTTATATAAGTCCATTGCGATTTTGCCCTCTTGGGTAAGTTGTACAATTCCTTTTTTAAGAAGTTCGGTATTAAGATATACTTTTTGAGTGTCATTGTCTAGACTAGAAACAAAATCAATAAAGCCTGTGTCAGCACCTGCTGCGTTAAGTTGTTGTATAACTCCTGAAAACTTTGTTATATCTCCGTTTGACTTCTTAAATACTCTTTTAAGTTCTTCTAATCCACCCTGAGCATTAATGCTTGCATCTCTTGTTAGTTTTAATTTTCTTAAAAGATCATCGAGTGTAGTGTCTCTTGGTCCAGCATCTTTAGGGGTTTTGGGTCCTTTTGGAATTTCATTTAGTGCTTTTGCAGCACGTTGTGAAACCTTTGCGCCTGCTACTGCTGCCAGATTTGGAGTCCTTTCTTTTTCTTTTCCTGTACCAGTCGTAGTGTAATACTTTGCTTCTAAAACTTTTCTTCTTTCTTCTACTCTGTCAGGGGATCCACCACCTTTAGAAAGTTCGTTGTCAATAAAATCTTCAACTTCTTCGGGTGTAATACTCTTGTAAATAGCAATGTATTCTTGTATTACCGTTTTCTTTATTTCATCAGTTGAATTTTCATATTTACTCCAAATATCAACTAAGCCAGACATGTTTAAACCTTCATCACCTGTAATTGTTTTTATTTCATTTACAGTTTTTAAAGTTATTGGACCTTTAATATTTTCTATTGCTCGATAATTTTTAGCAAGTTTGTCTAAAATGTCAACACCATTTTTATTTACTAAAACTTCAAGATTTATAGCATCTCCATCAATATCTTTTAATCTATCTAAAACCTTTACCCTGTCTTCAAAATTTTCTTCATCTGTTAAGATTGCCATTGTTATTTCTGGTTTTATGTTTTTACCTGACACAATATCCATAAACTTTTGAAATACACCTGGATCTTGTGATGTTACGGCTGTTTCTATAATTGTTTTAAGTTTTGTTATTTCTTCGGTAGTTTTTCCTGGAAACATATCTAGCAATTTTATTGCTGTTGCAATATTTAATTGTCCGCCTAAAACAGCAGTTTTAATTTGAACTTCAAGGTCCATGCCCTTTTGTGTGTTTGCTATACCTGCAGTTTTATTTTTAAAATCTGATAAAAATGGATTATCTTTATTTGCTGCTTCAATGCCAAAACCTAAAGCATCCATAAATTTACTTTTATTGCCTACTGTTGAGTTATACAAAATTTGGGCATCTTTAATTATTTGTTGAGACTTTTCTGCAAGAATTTGATCTTCTGATTTTTGTTTTGCTTTTGCAGCAACAATTTGATTTTCTAATTGTAGTTGTTTTGCTTTGTCTGTAGTTGCTGCTTTTTGTTTTTCTAAACTGTCAATAATTGTTTGATTGGTTTGATATTGAGCATTTCTTTGTGCTAAAACAATTTCTAAATTTTTTGCATTTATAACTGCTACTTGAGAAACAAATTCATCTGATGTAGCACCTTTCATTTTATCTTTTATATCATTAATCATGTCTTCTTGTGAAGAAATAATATTTAATCTTACAGAAAGTGGATCCTTTAATAAATTTTGTCCGTCTGGACCAATAAGTTCTCTTAATCTGCCATTTATTTGTGCAGTTATAGACATATCTCCAAGATTAATACCAATTGCCCTTGCTACGCTATTTGCTTGCTCTGCTGACATAACTCCATCAGATATATAGGCACCTAATTGCGTTGCTAATAACTGAGCAGCCTTTGGTCCATCTTTTGCTACAGTGTCATTAAATCCTTTAAAGATTTCTTTGCCAATATCAGATGCCAAGAAGTTAGTTCCAAATTGATTGTCTTCACGATCATAGCCTGTTCTAAATTCATTTGTTCTTGCACCAGTTTCTCTTTGTTTTTCTGCAATTTGTGATGCTCCAACTTTTCCAGTAAGTTCTCCAACTTTTTGCATTTTTTTAGTGCCTGCTGTTACGGAATCTACATATGCTACCTGTTTCTTTGTTGCATCATCCATTCGTTTATTTAATAAGAAAAATCCTCCAGCAAGAGTGGCTGCGGCGGCAACTGCTATTCCAATAGGATTTGTAAGCATTGGGGCAATTGTTGCAAGAGCAGAAACACCCATCATTGCAGTGCCAACTCCAGTATTGCCAGTCATAAATCCTGCCATTGCTCCAATACCCGCAATTCCAGCAACAGGGCCAGCAACCGATCCAATTCTTTGTGCTCTTTGTGCTCTTACTTCACGCTTTTGTTCTTTTAATTGTTGTTTAGTTAATGGTGCGGCTTCAGTAGCAATTTTGTTTTTATCTTCAATTATTTTTAATTCTTGTTTTAATGCGACAAGCCTTCTTTGTTCTACTTTTTCAATTTGTCTTCTTAATGAGTTTTGCTGAGCCTTAAAATCTTCTTGTACTTTTGATATAGCCATACCTGGTTTTGTTGAAATAGGATTTCCACTAGCATCAAAACCACCTGCTGCGCCAAATGCAACACTTCCAGAACCCTTAAATCCAAATTTAGCAGGTATAACTCTTGATACATTTTTTGCAGGTATAACTCTTTTATCTGATGCTGCACCGCCAGATACTTGCATTCCTGGTGGCTTTGATGTTCCAGTTTGTCCAGTTACTGTTTTTTCTTTACCATCGTTAAATTGAACTTTTTCTCTTTTAGTTAAAATAATATTTTGAAAATCTTGTAAAGTTTTTAATCCTTTAGTTCCATAGGTATTATTTTTAAATCTATGATCTAGTCCAGCATCTAGTGCATGTGCTTGATATAAAGCATTTTGTGGATTTGATATTCCCATTTTCTTTAAAGATTTTGGATCTTGTGAAATTACGTAACGAGCAATTCCTTGTAAAGTTTTTGCTTGTGTTTGTGTTACTGGATGAGTTTCAGAACCTTTAATTCCTTCTTTACGATAAAAATCTAATAATACGTTTTTATCAATTCCTTTTGATTTAAGTTCCTCTGCAGACATTTGTATTAAATTTTTGCCAAGATTTCCTTGTAAATTAGTTGAAAGAAAATTGTTTACATATCCTCTGTCTAAAACAACATTTTTAAGATCCCAAATTTTTTTCCCATCTGGACCAATTGATGGTGTAATGTGTGAAGCCTCTACCTGAATTAATTTATTAAATTGTCTTTCATTAAAAAGACCTTTTTCTTGAAGACGTTTTTTTATTGCGTCTACTTCTCCTTGACCTTCAAAATCAAAAATGTTTTGTGCTCTTATTTTTTCAATAACTTTTTTAATTTCGTTCGATTTAGACGTATCTCCTGGTCTAGTGTTTCGAGCAACACTTCCAGTTTTAGTTAAACCAAGTTTGTCTTTAATTTGACTTGCTGTAAATACATTACCACCCACTCTATTTTTATTTTGTTCATATCTTTCGTCTATTGCTTTTGATATTTCTGCTGCTGGTATATTCAATCTGGTGTATTTACCTTCAGGATCAACATAATTATAAGTTCCATTAGGGTTTTTAACAAACTCATTTAAAAGTTGTTGAATACCATTTGCAGATCTTTGACTAGCATTATAACTTTTATTTTCTGGATTAAGATCTGCAGGAACTTTTAGTCCAATTGTTCCAGTTTCATACCCCTTAATGTCTCCTGAGACTAATGCTGCAATTAAAGGTTTAAATCTTTCATCTTGTGCAACTTTTGCTGGAATAATTGCTTCTCCAGGAGCACCAAGAATTGGAATAATATCTCCTGCGCCTCTTGGTCCAGGCAGTCCAGTTGTTCCAGATGCAAATCCTTTTGGTTTTCCACCTTTCATACCAGGCTTAAACCCAGGCATCATCATTCCTGGATTTGCTCTAGCAAAGTTTAATGCTGCAAAAGTTGCATCAATGTATGCTTGACGTAATAATCTAACTGCCGTTGTTTCTGCTGCAAATGATTGAGTTAGTCTTGTATGTGCCTGATTTAAAGATGCAGCAACTGTGGCTGCTTCTAATTGTTCGGTATTTAAGTATTGGGTTTGTTGTGCAAGAAGGGTAGTGTTACTTCCAGCCCGTAAAAATCCTGAACGCATTGTTATAAATAGTTTTATTATATTTGCAACACCGTTGGCAAGTAAACCAAAAGTCATTAATAGTACTGGTCCAATTACACCAACAAGTGTTGTTGCTACAACAATAAATTTCTTAGTACCGTCTCCAAGATTATTAAATTTTTCTAAAAATCCTCCAATGGCTTTTGCAACTGGAGTAATTGCCTTTAAAAATTCTTTACCTATTGGGGCTATTGCAAGTTTTAACTGCTCTATAGATTCTTTAAAGTCTGTACTAATTGCATCTTCTAATACGCCAAGTTCTCGCTCAGACATTATTGCAAGTTCTTCAATTGAAGCACCAGCAAGATTTAATACTCTGGCAGCCTGAGTTCCATCTTTAGTAACGTTTTGAAATAATGTTGATAGACGTGAAAATTGAAATTTACCGAACAATTGTTCAATAGCACGAGCACGATTTAGTGGGTCTAAAGTATCTAAGGCTAAAGCAAAATCTATAACTGTTTCTCTAATGTTTCCTTGATTACCTTCTACAATTGCATTAATGTTAACGCCCATGCTGGCAAGCATTTTGCTTGCTTTTTCACTTGGGTTAATTAAAGATGCAAGACCTGATTTAAGAGCGTTAGCACCTTCTGATGCATTAATACCACCCTCTTTCATTGCTGTTAAGAAGAAAGCAAGATCTTCAACTTCTCCACCAAGTTGTTTAACAACTGGTCCAGCCTTTGGAATTGCAATAGTTAAATCTTCAATAGATACAACAGTCTGGTTTTCAACTGCGTTTAAAAAGTTAATTTTTTTAGCAAGATCTTCTGCTGCTACACCAAAAGCATTTGTAACGGATATAGTTGTTTCAAGTGCTTGGGCTTGTTCTACACCACCGAGAACTGCAAGGCGAGTAGCCTGAGCAACTTGTGCTGTAAGGTCTGCACCAGTTTTGCCCATTGCTGCTGCTCCTGCTGCCATTTCCATAGTATCAGCAACTGCAACTCCATATTTTGTAAACTCTTTAGCGAGTTGCTGTACATCAGCCAGCGCCTTGTTTGTTTCTTCAGTTGTTGTAAACATATCTCCATAAACACGCTTAAATCTAATTGCTTGTTTTTCAAGATCCATGAAGGTCTTGGCAGCGGTGGTGCCAAAATAAGCAAGAGGAATTGTAAAACCAACCATAAGTTGGCGTCCTGCCCACTGGGTATTTTTACCAAAGTTTAAAAGGTTGGTAGATCCTTGTTTTAATAGTTGATTTAATAATGCTTGTTTTTGTGCTGCTACCGCTGTTTTATTAGCATAATTAGTCATATCCAAAGTTCTTGGAGTAATAGACATTGCTTTTATAGCACCGCTAGCATCACGACCCATTTTAATATATTGGGTCTGCATTTTCTTAACACGTTCTTCGGCTACCTTGCCAATTGTGTTAAACTCTTGTTTAAATAATCTTCCAAATGTTTTTGTAGATCCGCCTGCAAAACGGAAATACTCACGCATTGAGAGTTTATTAGTCTCTAATGCATGAGTAAAAGATTCCGTAGAACTTCTTACCAACCCCATCTGGGCATTAAATTTCCCAGTTGCATTTATAGCATTTAAAAGGTTGGTCTGTAAACTTTTTTGAGCGGCTGCTGCGGTAGCGCTATTTTTTGCTACAGATGAATGAAAAGTTGCTAATTGACGTTGGAGATTTTTAAGTTCTGCCAGTGCCGCTGACGTATCAATATGTACGCCAATATTAGCATTTACATCAGCCATTCATTTACACCTCTTTTATTATTTAGTTGTTTGCAAGCACTGTGTTTAAAAGAGCGTTTGCATCTGCTAATTTAACTCCAGAAGCGGCTTCAATAACTTTGTAAACTGTTGGAAGGTCTAGGACCTCTTCTAGTTTAGCAATATCTTTAGACAGGTCTGGATTGTATTGTTCCATGGCAATTTGTACGCATTCAATAAGAAGAGTCATTGACTTCTCATTATCCTCTGCTACCCCTGCCACCTGCTCAAACTTCTTCATAAATGGACGAAGCAAAGAAATTTTAAGTGGACGTACCTTAATCTTTGTGCCATCCATGAGAACAAGTTCTTCACCCTCATGTACTGTTGTTGCCATTGTGTATCCTCCTATATAGGCTATGTCAATTATAGCATAAGGAGACTATTTTCTTAGGTCTTCGTAATCCAAACCTTGTCCTATGCCAAACCCTGCTTTTTGTGCATTTATACCTTGTAAAGCCAAAACATCATTGCTATCATTTGTCTTGCCTTTACTAAATACTCTGGCTTTCATGTCTTCCCATTCTTTTTGACCTTTATCTTTATTTGATTCTTTATCTAGGTCTACCCCCTGAATTGCAGCCAAAAATTTCTTTTCTGTATAATCTAATTCTCTAATTACCTCTAAAGTTGCCATGAGTTCTGGCATTGATAAAGATATTTCTAGTTCTTGGTAATCTTTCCAAATACCCAGCAAAAATACCTCTGCCTCTAATTTTGCAAGATCTAAAGTCTCCCAAGTTTGACCACTACCAATTGCCTGATCTTTTACTGGTTCCTCTGATTTTTTATTAATTTTAATACCAGCAGCAGCATCTAGTACCTTATATATAGTTGGCATGTCTACATTATCTTCAATATCTTTAACAGTACCAGAAATTTTAGGACAGTACTGTTTCATACAAACTCTGACACATTCTACTAATACCTCAATTGCCTGATCGTCGTTTTTAGTATTTTTAATATTACCAAAGGCTATCATAAATTCACGAAGGTATTTTATTTTTAATGGTATTATTTCTAATTCTGTTCCATCAAATAAATATGCTGTTTCACTTTTATATATTGTAGTTGCCATATAAAATCTATTCTATCATAAAACAACAAAGCCCACATCCGAAGACATGGGCTATGTAGAATAGTTAGACTATTAAGACAATAGGTCTCCGAAGGTACGATCAACGATCTTACCGTATGAGCCTGAAGTATCTTCTGGTAGCAAACGGAATGATACTTCAAACATTGAAGCCTCATCACGCTTTGCTGAAACTGTTACGTTTTCAATTGACAAAGCACGATATGCTGTATAAACACGTTCCACGAATGGAGAGTCAATACAGTCACCTGTGCCAGGTCCTACTGCAACAATTCCACGCTCTACTGGACATTCTCCAATATCTCCACCTGATAGGTTTAAAACCTGTCCTGCGTTAGATGCCTTTGATCCAGATAGTTCGTCTGAGTTAAATGCTAGAGCCAAAAGAAGATTCTCAAGGGTAGCCTCAGCAAAAGCAGTTGCAAGATTTACCTGCATGCCTTGCTTGTAAAGTTTAGCAACGTCAAGAATTTGGTCAACCTGTACTTCACCGAAGTCTGGTTGGAACTGTAATTCAAGACCGTTCATGGTGTAACCTACGTTTGTATAACCTGCATCATCAGCAAGGGTTTCCTTGAATGATTCTTCAGTATCAAAACTTTCCAGAGTACCTGGAGTTAGGGTTGTGTCTGCAACAAAAAGTGCTGCAGCGCCAACGATAATGTTGGTCGATGTTCCACGACTGTATGCCATTTATTCACCTCTTTCTATAGAAATAGATATTAAGTTGTTTGGCGTTTGTTTCCTCATGTTAATTATAACACCGTTTTATGTGTATCTTTCTGATGCCCCGCTTGTATGATAGTCATACTCTATTACAAGTTTGTTGAGTGCAAGGGTTCTGGCAGAGGCTAATTCTAGGATATCCCTACTTTCGTCTGCTTGATAAACCTTTATATTATGAAAAAATACATTTTTAGGGATAGCATTGCCGCTTTCATCAAGAATGTCATTTTGAGATATCCAGAGGTTTAGGTCTTGAGCAGCGGCATCCTCTCTATCTAAGCATTCAATAATAACCCTAGTAGTATCAATTAGTTTAGAAAGATTTGGACTATAAATAAAATATATTAATTGCTCTCTTTTATGTCTGTAAAATGTCGTTGGTCTAAATCTGATAAGTCTATCAAAGATAATTACTGTTGTATCTGGGTTGTTTCTAATAAATGGGATGTCATTATAAATACCTTCGACACTATCAGGAACCTGTGCTGGAAAAAATGGCTGAAATGGTTCTGGTCCAGTTGGCATTAAGCCAAACTCTTTTAATTCACTATTAACAAAAGCATTTACAAAGGTTGGCGGGAAGCCAGTTTGACTTAATACATTTAGTGCCATAATACTATTCTACACCAATCTTTGCATTAGCAATCCATTTAAAGCCAGTATCAATACCCTTAGATCTGCCCATTCTAGAACCAACTTTAATATTTTTCTTAAATATTGTTGGTTTTTTAATATAGTCATATATTCCACTAGCCCTTAAAAATGATTGCTTAAAGTATCTTAAAATAAACTCATCCATAATTCTTTCAAACGAACCTCTTGCCTCACTTCCTCCAGGATTAGAAACAACTACTGATTTTTTGGTAAACACTGTTTGTCCACCTTCATTAAATACCAACACTGGAGATCTTGTAGGTTTGATTTTAACTGGAATACCATCTTCCATGATTTTTGCTTTATTATAAAATGGTACGTTAGAATCTTTTTTAACAGTTTTTGATTGTTTAAATTTTGAATTAATACTTAATCCTAAATTGCTGACGGTGTAATTAATATCAAACAATCTTGCACTAGGGCTTCCAACTTGATACCACTCATAAACATGCTGAAGTGCTGCTGGATTTCCTCTTGCTGAAACATCTACATACCTAGCCATTGCCTCTATTGTTCCTGCACCTAGGTTTTTTAAAAAAACAGTTTTACCTTTTTGAGCACCATCTAAAAATCCAAAAGCGTATTGAACAATGTTGTTCATCTGTTTGTTAAAGCCTTTGGTATTTGTTGTAATTATCATTAGTCTGTTATAGTTTGATTTTCTGTTCTACGCAATAATATTTTAAAGTATTCAACTGATCCAAATGGCCCACTAAAAGGATCTACTGTTGCTACTTCATAGATAGTTCCACGTCCAGATCTTGGTCCCGCTGTTTCTTTATAAATAATTTCGTCATTAGCATTACGAATATTTGTAATTAAAATGTTAGTAATTGCATTATCTGTTTGAGTTGAGGATGTTCTGGGATCTGTTTTTATTCTTGCTATTAGTTTGTTTTCATGTTGTAAAAATGCCTCTGGCTTAATTTGTTCAGTGCCCGCTCCTCCTATAGAGGTAGCATTACAGATAATAGTTCTATCATAAAACCATTCTCTAGTTGCTTGTCCATATTGTGTTTGAGTTATAATGGGATAATATAAATCAGCCTTCATTGGATAAAGAAAGTCTGTTGTTGTACAGTCTTCCACTATAATACTCCTGGACGGATAATCGTTTCTTTGTATTTATCTAGTATTTTGTCTACTAATATATTTCCAGTGCCGTCAATTAGGCGTTCATCATATTGAATTTTAAATTGATCGGTGCTATAGTTTTTAACATATCTCTTGTAATAATCTAATTTACCACATTTAATATCATCAATGAGCATAAGTGCTGCATCTTGAATATCGTATGGAACAACTTTATATCCTGTTTCTGCTAATATAATATAATCTGCACCTTCTGAAAATGCTACGCCTGGAACAACGGTTTGGGTGTTTCCACTATCTTCTGTGTCAAATAAACTCATAGAGTCAGATATGCCTAAAGGTATGCGAGAATATCTTCTTTCTGCACGATTTATAGAGTCAACGTTTTCAAGTGGATCTTTAGTAATTGCTGTCTTATCTTTAGTTATAAAAAAAGTATAATCTGTTAAGGCTGGACCTTCTTCATTTTCTATATCGTATACTAATTCTGCATTTTCATATATTTTTAAAAGTTTATGTGTTTTTTTCCAAAGCGGTAAATAATCATTTCCTTGACCAACTACTTCTAAATAAGTTCTGTCATAGTAGAATCCACCAACAATACTGTCAATTATTGCTCTTGCTAAATTTTCGTAACCTTTATACAAGGCTATATCTGTTGCTGTTCCAGATGTAGCAAGTGGTGTAGGGTCTACGTAAGGTCTCATAATTTCTAAATTATCTTCTACAACAATGTCGCCACGAACAAGAATTTCTCCAGATGATCCGCCATCTTCGTATATTGTTAATGCATATGATTTGTCATATTTAATAAAGTTACCGTCTAAAGAATAGGTAATTTGTTTGCTAGCGTTAGACTCTACAGCCTCTTCAATTTCTGTTAACTCTGCAACGTTTTCAATAACGATTATATAATCAGCATTAGCGTCTGGAACTGTGTAAGTTACAGAAAGTGGATATGGGGGAAGACGTAATATCTGCATTTTTATTTACCGTAGTATGCGGCTACCTCTTCAGGTGGTGCTATTCTTACCAACCTGTGAGTTAACCACTTTTTCGATGCCTCCTTTGAGACTATGTTATAACCTACTTTTAAAGCACCTAAACTATCCATGTGTAGATTTCTTTGTGAATGTAGGGCTACTTTGTTTGTTAATTTTTCTGCCTTGTTTGCCTCTTCTACTCGTTCTTCTTTATTTACTGGCGGTATCCAACTAGCAAGAATTTCTAATATTTCAAGTTTAGTTGTTGCGTCAAATAATTCTATTTTATTTTTTTTTGCGTATGCCTTTAATGCCATTACGGTTTTAGTTGATAACTCTTCAATTGTTAAGTTCATAATTCTCCTATGCTTATTTGTAATTATACCAGAATAAGAATAAGGCGGGTAGTTTTTACGCTACCCGCCCTAATATTTGATCTTTTAGATCTTAGGAATCAGCACTATCTGAGTCGACATAAGCGACTGCATCTAGTTCTTCCCATTGGATACCAAAACGTACGAATACTGTGTATTCGATGGTGTCTTTCTTTGGCTTGTATTCACGGTTTACAGTGATGTCTCTCTGGAAGCCCCATACACGGTTCTGAGGGAATGTCAAATCGACATAACCTGCAGGGTAGTAAGGAACTTCAAGAACATCTACACCAAGTACACGAGTAGTACGTGTATTACCTAGTGTCTGTGTTCCACCATCAAGATATTCTTGACGATTTGCTTGAGTGCTACCAGTGCGGTCTGAGAACGCTGCTGAGATTGCATCTGCAAGTGTACCGTTGTTACGAACAATACCAGCAAAAGCATCAGTACCTGCGTAGAACTTAAGATTGCTCTTAAGTGCACGGTACTTACGAGGCATTGCTAATAGCAAGCCTTGCATTACTGATGTTGTGTAATTGTCGTCTGCGACTGTTGCAGCATATTCGTGAGCATCGTTTCCGACTGTTCCACGAGTTTGCTTTACGAAGCCAGGCATGATTGAAAGGAAGGCATCATTGCCTGATCCTAAACCATTAATAGCAAGATCTTCAATATCGTTTGCGAAAGCGTTAGTCATC